TGAAATTGTTTTGTTAGTGCTATGGCACTAACAAGAATTTTATGTTATAATTAGTGGCATAACACTAAATCGGGGAGGAATTGTCGTGTCGCAAGGAGTTTGCTCGTTTACCGGTCACAGAGTATTGGCTGCCAGAGACCTGTCTCAGATTAATGAGCGGCTTGATGATATTATCGGGCAACTGGACAACAAGGGTATTGAAAGATTTCTGGTTGGCGGTGCGCTTGGATTTGATACATTGGCGGCTAAGGCAGTTTTGCGACAAAGGGAGAAGAACCCCAGGATCATATTGGTAATGTGTTTACCATGTAAATCACAAGAAAAATATTGGCCGGTCGGTGATAAAAACACATATTTTGAGTTGCTGGATGCCGCAGACGAGACAATTTATATTTCGGAAAAATATTATACCGGATGTATGGCAAAGAGGAATTTATATCTTGTTGAAAACAGTGAAATTTGTGTCGCATATTTGAAACGAGCTGGTTCTGGAACTGGGCAGACAATTCGCATGGCCAGGGAACGGGGACTTACGGTTATTAACCTTGCATATTAGGATTTAGTACATACTTCATATTACTCATAACTGGGAGTATCGGCTGAGGCTCCTTTTTTACGGTAAGAGTCCACGAAATGTCGAATAAGGGACAATCGGCCCCACATACAATCCAATATATCCCATATGTGCGGGTCGTGGTTTGTCATGTACGAAAACACCGATAAAACCTTTGTCGAAAGCTCTACGGAATACATACAAATAGAAAACACTACAGTTGAATTGGTGTGCAAATACACCGGAAAAATATCATTTATCGAATTACTAAAAAATGCCATGAAAAGAGACGCCGCTGCAGTTATAGCCGAGGTAGATAATTTTGCAAATCCTTGAAAAATGGCTTATTGGCTTGCAATGTGGCGTTTTTTGAGCTATCATGAACAAGCGGTAATAAGCCGTTTTGCTGCCATGGAAGGAGTCGCGTATGGGAATTCAGCAGCAAAATACGGCGGCAATCTACTGCCGTTTGAGCAGAGACGACGGCGGAGATTCGGAGTCAAACAGTATCAGCAATCAGCGTGAATTGCTTCAGCGGTACGCCCGCGATCACGGATTCATCGTTAGGCAGGAGTATGTTGACGACGGAATTTCCGGGACTACTTTCGAGCGTGACGGATTCAAGCGCATGATCACTGATATCGAAGAAGGTAAAATATCCTCGGTTATTTGTAAAGACCTTAGTCGTCTTGGCCGCAATAACGCGCTCGTAGCCTACTATACAGAGATTTTTTTTCCGGAAAACGATATACAATTCATCGCAGTAAATGACAATATCGATACATTTCACGGCGAAAATGAAATCATGGGCTTCAAGTCTATTCTGAATGAATATTATGCCCGTGACATCAGCAAAAAGGTGCGTTCCACTTATCGGATGCTTGCGGCTAAAGGCGAGTTTGTGGGTTCGCTGGCTCCATACGGATATCAGCGTGAGCCGGGGAATAAACATCATCTCATAATTGATGAGGAGACAGCGCCAATTGTTAAAACGATGTTCGAGATGGCGGCGCAGGGCATCGCTTGTGAGGCTATACGGCGGGAATTCCGGCGACGGGAAATACTAACCCCTCTCGCTTATATCGCCGGTAAAACGGGTAAGTATCAGACGGAATCCGTGCAAAAATATCCGACTGACTGGAATACGCAAACAGTAATAAGCATCTTGAAGAATAAGGCTTACTGCGGGCATTTGGTACAGCAAAAGAAAACGGTCAAATCCTTCAAGAACAAAAAGAGCGTAACCCGCCCGAAATCCGAGTGGGTGGAAGCCCGTGACACTCATGAAGCGATCATCGACGAGCAGACATACGATATTGTTCAGAGTTTTCTTGTCACAAAGAAAAGGGACAATATACTGCATGAGGATAATATCTTTGTCGGGATGCTCAAATGCTCTACCTGCGGCCATGCGCTGACTTTTAACATTAATTGCCGGTACAGAAACAAGAATTACTTTTGCAATCTTTACAGACGCTCGACAAAGCGATGTACCTCGCACTTTATCACGCTAAATTTGATATACAATACGGTTTTATATGATATTCAAAAAAAAGCTGCTTTGGCAAAGGAATACTCCCACTCTTTTGAGGAGTTTCTGAGGCAGTTTACACAAGAACAGGCCGAAAACAGCGTCAAAGCGCAACAGAAGGAACTGGAACGTTGCCGTAAGCGTTGCGCCGAACTTGACGCCATCATCAAGCAGCTATTTGAGCAAAATGTAACAGGCGTGATAAATGAGGAGCGGTTTGTGATACTTTCCGCTGACTACGAATCCGAAGAGTCAGAATTGAAGAAGCGAATTGAAACGTTAGTAAAGCAGATTAACAAGCAAAAAAAAGATGTTGAAAGCACAAGCAACTTCTTTAATATCATCAGTAAATACACGGATTTGACGGAGTTGACCAGGCCGATCCTTCATGAACTAATTGAGAAAATAGTGGTTTATGACGGTGAGGGTGCTGGTAAATCCAGAAAGCAGAAGGTGGAAATATACTATCGTTTTGTTGGGCTGTTGCCCGACTAATTTTTAGCCCAGTTGACTTCGCTATAAATAAACGACCCCATGCACATTTAAGCCATGCTTCGTGTACGCTTCCGCCGACAGCACCTGGTAAAAAGAGTTCAGCGGCTTATACACCATGCGTTTGCCGGAGAGGAAGAGCTTCACGCGGTTTTTCAGCGCGGGGCACTGTTCGACCATATTCACGGCAACTTCGAAAACAATGCTGGCCTGCTGGCGGTCGGACGCACAGCCGTATATCTCGCCGCCGTGCTCGAAGTCCCCGCAGGTCAGCAGTAGGGCAATCGCCGCGGCGAGTTCCGATTTGCCTTGCTTTTTCGGTATCTCGACATAGGCTGTGTTGAACTGCCGGCACCCGTTGGGCTTCAGTATCCCGAACAGGTCGCGGACGATGCGCTCCTGCCAGTCGATGAGGTCGAACGGCAGGCCATACCATTCGCCTTTCGTGTGATGCAGGCATTGGATGAAGCTGACTGCCTTGTCGGCGGCGCTTTTGTCGTAGGCTGAGCCGCCGGCCTTGTAGATTGTGGGGCTGTAGTCTTTCAGTTTGCGCACTGATGTAATCACTTCCATAAAGCTGACAAAAAAGCCTTAACCATACGCTAAAACTCCTTTGCCCGCCGTGATAATTTCGATATAATGAAGCACCTCGTAAAATAACCAAGGAGACACCGCCATGTATCACGCTTTTCCGCCGCTAATAAGCGGCCGCCCGCAAATCCTGATCCTCGGCTCGTTCCCCAGCCCGATTTCACGAGAGAGAGGGGAATATTACGGAAACCCGCAGAACAAATTCTGGAGGATCGTTTTCGATGCGTTCGGCGTCGAATTCAACAATCCCGGCTATGACGAAAAGAAAAACGTCCTGTTTAAGAACGGCGTCGCGCTGTGGGATGTCATCGAAAGCTGCGAAATCATCGGCGCGCTTGACAAAGACATAAAAAGCCCGGTGTACAACGCGGCGCTGCCCGGATTTATCAAAGCGAATGAAGTCCCGTTCGTGGCCTTCAACGGAACGAAGGCGCATGAGCTTTATCGGCGCGGGATCGGAGCCATAGATTGCGTCGTACTGCCTTCCACCAGCCCAGCCAATACAAGGCTGAACTATAACGATAAACTGCTCATATGGTCGAAGGCGCTGCGAGCCGATTCGTAAATCAAAGAAAACACCAACGGCAAAAAGCTCCCAAGCCGGAAGCCCTTTGCCCTTGCCGTTTTCTCCACCGTCACCCAATACACTTTTATAACTTTGTTTTACTCCGTTTTCCCCGTCAGAATAAACTTCCCGTACTCGGCCTTGTGGCCGGGCAGCCAGTCGGCAAGCTCGTCGAAGCCCTCTCGTAGCGCGCTCTCGAAAACGTTCCTCACGTCGAACATATTTGTTTTTCCCGTATCCCGTACCGCCATGATCTGGTCGCGTATCGCGCCGTCCAGGAACGCGCCGCCGATTTCTATCGACTCCTCTGTGGCTCGGCGGAGTATTTCGGCGTCGAACCCCGCGGCCTTGTACCCGTCAAGTATAACCGAGTAATAATATGCGCTGGGCTGGTTGAGCGGTCTGCGTGCCCCGTCCGGGCTTTGCGCGTTCATGATATACACCATCGCGCCGACGGTTTTGCCGTTAAGCCTGACCCTGACCGTCTCTTTCCTGTACAGGCATGGGAACCCCTCGTACCGGTCGAGCGCGTCCTCGTCCGCCGACCCGATCTCCCAGACCAGCACCGGGACGCTGCCGCCCTTGAGCCGCTCCACAGTGGCCACCGCGCCGCCGTGTCCGCCCCGGAACAGCAGCCGCCAGCCATTCATCGAGCTCGCCCCGATAATCCGCGCGGTGGGGCACCTGCGCGCCATTTGGCCGATATTCAGGTTCGAGCCGTAGGCGATATAAAGCTTTTTACGTTCAGCCATCATTTTCAGCCTCCTTGCTTTTTTTTCTAGTTTCTAGCATCTTTTTTCCTCTAGGTTCCAGTTCAGGCCGCCCGAAATCGCCAGGCCGCGCTTCCGTCCAGGTGGGCCGTTAGGTGCTCGCGGCAGTTTTTGAACTCTTCGCCAATGAACCCGATCCGGTTCAGGTAAGTCCTCATCGCGAATTTCTCGTTCTCCGTCTGGGGCTTCCTGGCCGACGCGCTCTTTTGCGTCAGCGCCTGATTGTTCAGCGCCAGGGCGAGGACTATGTAGCTACGTATTTTCCCGGCGTGGAGCTCGCTGTTGAAGCCGCGAAGCTCGACCGTGTGGTTGCCCGTGAAAAAACTGTGCAGGTTCAAAAAATGGTAGCGACTGTCGTGGTAGTGCCGGTCGCGGGCCTCGCTGTATCCCTGGTACCAGATCTCCTCGATCTGGCGCATGGACTTGGGCCTGCGGTCGTTCAGCCGTCTTACCATGTACTCGTCCATCTTCTTGCAGTACCGCATCCGCTCCGGCGCGATCTGGAGCGCCTTGTAGAAAAGGTCGTTCTTGCTGGCGATGATGTTCACAAAATTCCGTATGCTCTTCGGCGTGTGGCCCGCGCCGTCGAGGTGTATGTGCACCCCGCAGCTCTCGTTGGCGAAGCCTCCGGCTTTGCGCAGCCGCCTGACCAGCTCCTGCACCGTTTCGATGTCCTCGTGGTAGGCGAGGATTGGGCTGACCAGCTCCACGCTGTAGTCCCGGCTGGCCGAAACCTTCTGGCCGCCCTCTTTCCTTCGGCAGTTGATGGAGCCGTCGCTCATCAGCTTCCAAACCCTGCCGTCCGCCGCCGTGACCTTCTGCGTGTCATAGTGGTCGTAAGCGCTTTCGACCGTGCCGCGCAGGTAATCCGCCGCGGCCTTGGCGGCCTCGTTCCTGGTTATCCCCGTGAATTCGATCTCGATCCCAAATCTCGTGTTTAGCATCGTGATGTCCCCTTTCCGAGCGGTTCCCGTTTTGTCCCGTGTCGGGCGCATCCTATATATCACTCAGAAAGCCCTAAATAGCAAGGTTTATTAGCACTGAATATGACACAATGTTTTCAGTGCGAATCGACGGGATGTTGTGTAGGTTACGGAAAACGGCGGGCGGTTTTCACAGTCCGCGCCCCCAAACAGCAGACGTTTATATATGAATCGGGCGGGTATGATCGTCATACCCGCCCTTATGCTGGCCGTCTTGGCCTTTATTAGTTTTCAGCATCCGCTAACGCCTCGGTTCCCGTCTCTGCTTCTTCCTCGGTTGTCATGGTAGCTTCGGATTCTGCCGCTGGTGTCGATTCCATCACCGCCTCTACATCCGTCTCTGCTTCCGCTTCCGCGCCTGCCGTTGCGATCGAATCGCGCCGCTTTTCCTTATTCCTCTCCTTTGCCGCTTCCGCGGCCTCCGGCGTTAGAAAACTCCCGTTGCCGTCCAGCTTGGAAAGCAGAATCTTCCGCGAAGTTTTGTACACCACGCCGATAAATCCAAGGCTTAGTAAAAAGCACCGCATGGTGTACTTGGGCGAGGTCAGCCCGCCGACGTCGCGCTCCTTTGCCGTCACCCGCGTCTTTCCCTTTGCCGCCGCGCAGATTTTCGCGATCAGCGTGGCATAGGCTTTGACATGGTCGGCGTCGAGGTTTTCACCGAACCAGGGAAAGCGCAGTGTATTTTCCGTCTGCTGGATCGGCAGGTCGTCCGAGCCAAGCGCCGCTTTCAGAAGCGGGGCCTTGGCGTTGACCAGCTTTGCGAGGTTGTCAAGCTTTTCGGGCGTAAAGCCATCGAGCGGCATTTCGATAACCAGGCGGTCGGATTCTGCTTTACCGGACTGGTCGTCAATGTCTACTCTTTCATCTGCGTTGACAGTCTGTTCGTCAGCCTCGATCCCATCCGGTGTATTGCCGTCCACGTAGTCATCCGTACATTCATCTTCCGGCTCTGGAACGTCGCTCGCCTGCATCCCGTCCTCGCCCCAAAGATCGCGGCGCTCACGCCCAAGCCCCAACTCCTCGCGCTCAGTTAGGCCCAAGTCCTCAAACTCAGGCTGCCCCTCCATCCACGCTTCCGCTTGCCTCAGCATCACGTCCGTGGTTGGCACGCTGGCGTTCGCGTACTGTCCTGGATGGTGCTGGTCTATATCGGGGCAATCGTCGTATTCCTCGCTCACCGGTATGAAACCGTGCGCGCCCCGCAAGTCCGCGACCAGTTCCCGGTTGTCCGGCCCCTCGAGGACGCCGGCCTTGGTGACGGTGTATTCCCCGATCTCGAACGCCATGCTTGGCATTTTAAGGTATTTGGCCGGGGCGTTGAGTTCCTTGCTGATTGCCGCGACCAGCGGTTTGCGCTCCTGGCCTGTTAAACCGTAGTTTATTTTCATGTCCACGACCTCCATTTTTTGTTGGATTTCCGGGATTCTTCTTATCCCGTCGGCATTCCCGCCTGCGGCGGGAACGGCGCTTCGCGCCGCCCTTGTTCGTCGGGTGCCTTGGTGTGTTCATGATCGCTCAGGTCGCGGAATATAGCAAGTCAATAACGCCCCATATATGTACCGAACATATCCTGAAAATGCACGGGAATATTGTGCGATTTACTCAATCCGGCGGATGGTCACGGGCTTGCCGCGCCTCCGGCACTCGTCGATGACAAACGCCGTCCCGCGGCTCTTCCCGTCCCAGATGGCGACCACCTCGTCGGCGTACTCGATTATCTGGATATTCCGCTTAAACGGCGCCGCTTTCCCGTAATTATCATAATCAGGCAAAAACTCCGTGATCTTGATACCGCACGCGATCGCGTATGACTTCGCGCATGAGTCGATGCCCCGCGCGCCGCCCGAGACTATCTCGGTGACCCCCTCCGGGAGGTACACCGCCAAATCCCTAACAATCAGGCTTCGAGAGCCGATTACCGCCACTTTCATCGATTTCTCCCCCAAACTAAAATTTTTATTTGCTCCAGGAGCAAACTTGCTCGATGAGCAAAGTATAGCGCTGTCTTGCTCTACAATCAAGTCAAGCATGGGAGGAATCGGTTGTGGAGAAAAATATTATCGGCGAACGGGTGAGGGAAGCCCGGCTGAACGCGAAGCCCAAGGTGACGCAGGTTGACCTGCTGGCGCGCTTGGAGGTTCGCGGCATTGTTCTTGAAAAAACATCCATATCAAAGATCGAGGCGGGGACGCGGCCCGTGTCGGACAAGGAGCTTGTCGCCTTCGCCGACGCGCTCCACGTCACGACAAACTGGCTGTTGAAGATAGACAATTAACTTCGTTTGGAATTCCACGGAATACATACAGCGCACACGGCACAGCAAGCGAATTGCCGATGGCGCGGTACGCGTTGGCGTCGCTGTACGGGTTCATCAGCCATTTCGCCGCCTGTTTCCGGCTGCGCGGCTTCTTCGTTTTACCCAGCGCGGCCCGGTTCTCCTCCCACACGCCGTACCAATAATCAATATCCGCCTCTGAAGGCCCGGAAATGTGTATATCGTCGAGGTGGTCAATCGGTAAGCCCTGGAGTAACAGGCATTCCACGGGCATAAGCCGCCTGACCGCGTGACAATTCTCTACCACGGCATTCTCCCCGCCGGGCATATCACCGCCCGAAGCTTTAAGCGCCGCCGTTTGGCAGTTCCAGCATCCGTGGCCATTGTTTCCGAAGGTCACGCGCTCCACGATCGCCTTACCCTCGCTGATCTGCTGATTATTCGGGAATTTGTAATCCGTGGCCGCGAGGTTCTTTACAATATCCAGGTAACAGACCGGTTCGCGGCTAACCGCGCCGCGCTGTTCCGATATTATGATCCCGCCCTGGTTCGCGCAGGCGTTTCCGCCGCTGCCGTCCAGGGTTCGCGCCGTGTCCGCCTCATATATCCCCGAATTCGGATTGTCCGACAGCATGGAGTTGCTCGCCATTGAGCAAATCCCATACGTTTTCCGCTCCACCGCCAAAGCGGTGTAGTCGGAGATGTGCCCGTTGTGATCTCCGGTGATTGTGCTGACAAGCAGACCATCTCCGTTGCCCCTGGCGTCGTAAACGGCGACACTGGCCTGGTTGTCGCCCATGTCCGCGCGGAGGCAACCCGTGGTCTCACTCCAGGCGTGACCGCCCTTGCGGGCCAGCGCGCCCGGCTCGAAACCTACGCTTCCAAGGCCGCTCGGAGGATTTCCGGCAGAACCTTGCCCCTCGAGGTAACCCGGCGTAAAATCCCGTCTTTCGCCTTCCGGCTCAGATAGTACCTGGGCGGCGCGCTCGCCATCAAGATCGACGACAAGGTACATTCTTTTGCGCCGCTGGGCGAGTCCGAATTTGGAGGCGCACAGAACGCGCCAAGCGAGGGAGTAACCATCTCCCAGAACGGCCCCGGCCTGGAGCCATTTGCCGTTTGCAGGTTCAGGAACATCGACGGTTTCGCCGCAGAGTTTGACGAATTCATTGAGTACCACCCCGAAATCTGATTTTTCGCCGCCGCGCCGGGATTTTGACGAAAAGATACCCGGCACGTTTTCCATTACGACATAGCGCGGATACTGTCCACGCGTGGCTTCGCGCATTTCCCGGATGACGCGGACGGCTTCGAGAAACAGCCCGGACGCGCCGTCCATGCCCTGCCGTGAAGCCGAGGCCACCGAGAACGACTGGCACGGGCTGCCCATCGTGATAATGGAAACAGGCGGGATTTTCCCGCCGTCGAGTTTTTTTATATCGCCGTACTGGACGGCTTCCGGGAACC